ACAAAAGGCCCCGTCAAACGAGGCCTCTTTTGGAGTTCTCTTTTTGTTATTGTTTTTACCCTCGGTAAAATGTAAGTGATGATTCTCCAAGCGGCCCAACCTTAGCTGTACCACTCATGGTAATTAGAACGTCCTGATTAATCCCCGCCGAGGCCGGATCGTCAAAAGACACTTGAATAGCAGGCATATAAATCCCATAATATCCGTCTACGTTTTTAATTAAGAAACCAATCGCAAAACTTTGTTGTGAAAGTTTCTTAGCTAGTAATTGCCAATTTTCGTTAGCAAGGTAAGCCGTTAGTGAAACCTCTATTTGCGCTGTGCCCTCAGAATAATCCTGTGGTGCTGCGCGTCCAATACATGTTTGTGGCGTAAGATTATTATTAAGCGTCATGTCTAGCGACTGAATACAGAAAACCGTTTCATCTAAGATCGTGTCCTCTAGTACAACAAAGGGCATATCAATTGATCCGTTCATACTGTTAGTTGTCGCTGCCGGATTAATTGTTTCGCCATTGGTAATAAAGTCGCCTGCCGCCTCTACTGGCTCATAGTCGTTTCCTTGAAAAGAAAAAGAACCCGTAACGATTTCGCCGTAAGCCACGTTAAGATTCATTTGACTCGCAATCATTCCACGGTAGTTAATCGCTTTAGTAGTTAGGTCAAGAAAAGCCTTTTCCATTGAAAAACTTTTTTTAGTTATCCCAATATTTACCTTGTCGCTTACTTCAAAAGAAGTACCCGCACCAACCTCGTCTACCATTGTATCTGGCCCAACAAAGCGAACCACTGTCGCGCTGTTAATAGCAACAATCATTATTTGTGTATTGTTATTAGAGTCGGCAAAACCTGTAAGTGTAGCAATGTCGCCCACTATAACCTCGCCATTAAAGTCCCCCGCCGCACGAGTAATAGTGCCCGCTACGGTGTCAATGGTAAGATCCTCTGATACTGCCGCCGACGCCACCCATGACGAGTACATTGCACTTTCAATTAACTCGTCTATTGAAGATTCTTTTGCAAGTTCAAAATTAATATCACCGGCGACCGTTAGACCTGTCGCTACCTGACCGCTTGATAAACGGTCAACTCTAATTTGTTGACTCTCCGTTGTCTCTGGCGAGCCTGACAAGCTATCACTTGTAAAACGAGCTTGCGTGTAGTTTGTACCCGTTGGTGTTTGTCCGTAAACGGTTTCGGGCACAAAGGCCACTCTCACTAGGTTAGATGAACTCATTTTATTTACTCCCTATAAGTTAATATCATATTCATAGTTTACCACGACGGCCGCGGCTGTATAGCCACCGTCAAAATTTAAGGTCGCTCCACTTTCAAAATTCGGTGGTGTAACCGATTCTATTCTAATCCCATTTATACTTTGACCACGAAATTTATTTCTAATGTTTTCCGATCTCGTTAAAATGTTTACTGTTGAATTATTACTTACGGGCTCGACTATGTGAATAAAAATAGAGCCGGTTTCTCGATAACAACCTTGAGTATTGTTTGACGCTATGCTTATAGGTACCTCGTCATTTCCTACATATTGCAAGCCTAGCCATCTGTCTTTAATGCCTACCCCATTGTCTGCTAGAAAATCTTGCAAGTAATCAAATTGCGCCGTCACGTCCAAGGCCGTTTCACTCGGTAGCTCTACGCCTATAAATGTTTCTACTTCCGTCCTAACATAAACTGAACTCACAACTTACTCCGTAAATGTTTGACCGCCATCGCCGCCAATGCCCTTGGTTAAGCCCGCTTGTGATAATTCAAAAACAATGGCCGGATATAAATAAGGCCTGCCTGCGCGGCCCTCGCTATTAAACTGGTGGCTATATGTTCTACGCCTACCGTCACTAGGTATTGCGTTTCCAAGATTGCCACCGGTTATATATTGAAACCTAAAAAAGTTGGCAATGCCTTTAGTTTTTGGGTTACTTCTAATTCTTTTATATGAAAGATAATAAGCACCATTTGGCGCACTAATTAAATTTCCCGTGATACGACTTTTTGTTTTTCTACTTTTCCTAGTCGATCCCCTAAGCCCTCTTTTGCCTGCGCGATAACCAAGGCGCTCAAGTTTCCGCGCATAAGGTGCCGTGTTCAAAAAAGTAACTTTAGTTCCGTCGCCAAGCTTTTGACTATTTTTTCTCAAGTAACTAACTAACTCGCCTCTAGTTCGGGCAATGACTAAATCATTAACCATGACAACATTGCTGTTTTTCATTTCGCCCGTATCGACAATTATTCTCTTTTGTATTAAATCCCAAACCTCAGTTATGGCCTCTATTGACGATACTCTAGCAAAAAACTCAAGACGTCCAAAGGGCAAGACCGTTGCAGGATCTCTGTCAAACTTTCCGTCAATTCTCGTGCGCGGCTTTTTGTCAAAGCCCCCCGATTGTTCCTCTCTTAAAGTGTCCCTAGCTATCCCGATAAGACCTTGCTTAAAGTCGTCTGCGAATTCTTTAAAATTCACTAGACCAACCTTATCCCTAGTAAGGGCCTTAAGAGGCGAAACCGTCTTTCCCTTATTGTCAGTTATAGTTGTCTCGACGCTAAAAGCTGCCATGGTTAATTTGTCCTTAGTCGATAACCTATTATGTTGCCAAGGCCGACCATTTCCCTAACCTCGCTTATAGTAAACCCGCCAAGCTCAGGATCAATAATTTTCCAACCTCGCCTTATTGTTATAGACAATTCTGAGACAACACTTTGAGAAATAACAAATTCGCGGCCCTCAATTGCCATGTCGTCTACGGCCGCAAAATTTCTAAAGTAATTGCTTGGCGCAATCTTTACGTTATAAGTCGTGTCAGTCCTAGAATCATATAGCTCTACGCTACGCGATTGCATTGAAAGGGCCATGTTAAAAGCTGCCTGTAAATTAACTGACATAAACCTCGTCCAAGTTTCCAGTAAGTATTCTCATTGATCTGTAGTAATCTAATACGTTTGAATAATTACCTACGAGCATGCCGAACTTTGCGTTACGCTCATTCGCTTGCAAGCTGTAATCAAAATCTAGGGCAATAGTACCCGCAATAGATATTCTTTGCACGTTGTCGCCAAAGTCCTGAGCAATACCACTGACTTTTTTGTTGTAATCTTTTTCAATCAATCTATAGATAGTGTGCCTAAGCTCTTGAGGCAATTCAACATAGCCTGCGTTGTATTCTATTTCTATTCGACCATTTCCATAAAGATTAGAAAACCACCGCATAGGATAGCCATCATAAAGCTTTAAAACTCGCCCCGTACTACCCGATCTATAATCGGCCGCGTTTAATGTAGCCTCGTTATCTACGCCGTCGATAGTAACTATTTCTTTTATCGAGGTAATTGAGTTTAAGGGAAAATGATAAGTTTCTAGTCTATCGTTCCTTTCCCTATCTCTATAATCTGACCAATAGAAAACTTGAGTATATGCCGCCGCTAAAAACTTCCTATTACAATAATTTTCAATAGCGCTTGAATACAATGCAATTTGTTGGTTAAGAAAATCATCATAGGTAGCCGTTGACTCTCCTAAATAAGTTTTAACCTCTGTAAGTGTTACTAGCATAATGTCACCTGATTTATTTACTATTTATATTATAACGCTATTTATCAATTTTTGGAATTACGTTTTTCTCTATGTTTTCACAATAGTTTTCATATATGTCGCGGTCGTCCATGTTCCAAAAAAGATGGCCAAGCAATATACCAAAGGCCAAAACCAACAAAGGGAAATTCTTTGAGCCTCTAATAACATGGGCACTAATCGACTCTCTCTTTCCTTTCTTCCAGATAATCCAAACATCGAATAAGGCGCAAACTACTACTATCGAGAAAATAAAAATAACTGTTAAGTTCATTATTTAATTACCTTTACGAGTAAGTCCTCATTGTTACGCAAACATGTACGTCAATTGTGCCATGTGATTTATATGTCATTCTAATGATTAACCCATTAAAATTTGTCTCAGTTATCGCTTTATTTTCGGCCGTCACAATACCTACTGTTTTGTCGGCTTTATGGATATCCATAGGTATGTCTTTTAAATAGTAGTGAATAGGCCCGAGTGCAGGGTGGACTATTGCCATAGAAGTAAAATCTCTTTTATCAAAATCATGAGCTATAGCAAAACCTTGTTTAACAAACAATTCTTCTGTTACGGGATAATCAAACGTTGTGGTTTGTCCTGCGATTGCGTCAAACTGAAAACCTCGGTCTGTTACTCGCTCGCCGCCCTTTGGTAAAATTTCTTGATACTGCATAGGCTCCGAAGCCAAACTTTCGCCCGTATGCGCCGCTAATATTAACTCGGCACTGGTCGCCTCTTCTGTGCTTAAGTTTCTTAAATAAGATATATTAAAAAAACTATCTAGCGAATCGTTAACCGATGCGACCGGTAAGCCTGCCAAAATCAATTCACTATATAGGCTACCAGAATCTATAAATCCGTTCGCCGTTTCGGTCTTTTCTATTGTCATTATTGGCATCGTTGAATCTCCAAGATTGATTCGTACATACGGCTAGTCCTGCTATTCGACGAGGGCCTAACAAGCAAGTCCACTACGTGCAGGCCCTGCGATAAGTTTACAAAATACTTGAGAATGTTGTTTTGAAACCTTTGATCTGTGCTGCTATCCTTTGGCTCTATTCTTAGTTCCTTTATATTTGCGCCGCCGTCAATTCTAATTGCAATCCTTATGTCGCTTGATGCACTGTCATGGCCCCACAAAAAATCCGCATTAAAGCGGTAAGAATTATTCCCGTCCTCGCTAACATTAAATGTTAACGAGTCGTATATCTGAAAAGTACCGCCCGAAAAACTTTCAAGCCCGACTCTCTCTTTAAAAGAAAAGTCGGTGCCGTACTTATTGACTTGTTTGTTAACAAAGTTAGATCCGTCAAAAACTAAATAATCATCGACGGCCAAACCTGCGAGGTCTACGTCCCGCAAGGTTTGTGTCGAATAATTTAATAAGTATTTGTTATCTATTTTTGACATTAGTAATCTAACGACTCAAAGGCGATATCAATAATGTCGCCCGTAACTAGAATAGATGAAAGATCACCAATCCACGTAATTCTAGTTTTTGACGATGCGCCACCTTGATAGCTAACAGTAAAGTCGATAACGTCTTTTTGTCTAATGCCAAAACGAGGCTGAAAAATAACCGAACCTGTCGATGCTACTTTTGAAAGATCAACATAGCCGTTTGAAATATCAGTACCACTTAAAGTAAATGACTCTTCATAAGTTCTACGCCCCGCGACCGCGCCACCACTAATTTTAGTCGTGCCCGTTACTAAGTCGTCGTCTACCAAGACCACTAACTGATCGCCAACATTAAAACCAAGACCGTCGCCGTTATCTACCGCAATTGTTTGTCCGGTTTTTGTAAGACCTTGACCGGCTTGAACAACCTCGCCCATTTGAGCAAAAGTAAGCGAATCGGTGCCAAGTACAAGCTCGCCTTTTGGATCGCCGCCGCTTGAGCTAGTTGTTAAAATATAACCAAGACTTGCGTTATCGGCACCCTCTACGGCTTGCGTAAACATTCCTCTAGTAACTGAGGACGCCGACGAACCGTTATTATCTGCGTCTGTCGATCTTGTAAGAACAAAAGGTGTACCTGCGTCACCAAGGTCTGAGACAAGGTAGATACCGTTTTCAATTCCCGATGCCTGATTTTTAACTAGGATTCTGTCGCTAAGTGCCGGTGTAACTCCGTCGATTGCGCCTAATGCGCCGTTAGCGTCGGCCGTCAATGTTGCGCCTACGCCCGCCGTACCGTTATCATAAGTTACCGCCGCAAGTGCTGCGCTAGTGGCAAGCCTTACCGCATCTTTTGGATCTGATAGGCCAGAAACAATTGCCTCAACATAAGACTTTGTAGCAGCGTCTTGTGGTGCCGTTGGATTCGCAAGGTCTGTAATCTTTGCGCCGTTCATACTCATTTGACGCAATACAGTTAGCGCGTCGGTATTAGATATTTTTAATATCTCAAGGTCTGCTGAGTCGGCCGCATTTCTAACTCTAAGTGCGAGGTTATTTCTTAATCTAATTTGTAAGTCTGTAATTGTTGAATCTTGTACAAACTTTCCTAAAATTCTGCTCATTTTACTCTCCTAAATAACGTAGTTAATTCTTATTATATCACCCTCGTCTATTATGGTTTCCATTCCTAAACCATTCCAGTCTAAAGTATTTCCAAAAACTATAAAGTCTGTGCCGTGTACCTGACTTGTGCCGCCGACAATATCTATTATAACTTTCAAGTTATCCGTCGGCGTTTGCTCTAAAATAATTTGTTTGGCCAAATCCTCTGTGGCCGTGACTTGTTTTATTTCCGTAAATGTATTGTCATTTATTGTAGCAACACTTGCCGCAACATTGTCTATTAAAACCTCAACCTTATTTGGATCGCCCGCATAGGTGGCCATAGAATCGACGTTGGTTAACGAGTCCCAATTTACAATCTTTTGCTCTGGCACAACCTGTACGCCCGCACCAATAAAATTAAACTCTGTGGCGCACGTCGTTACAATGTTTCCCTCGTCCAATACTGGTATGCACGTTTGAGTATTTACGTTTAATTTTGTTGGATCAATCGGATCAACCGAAACCTCGGCATTTAAAAAGTCGACCTTTTCAAAACTGCCAAGACTAACTCCGTCACTAAAAAACTCTAGCTCGCCACCACTGCCGCCGCCTGAGCTTGCCATTATACTTTGATTAATTATTGTTGATATTTCTGGCAAGTCTATTTTATTGGTTTCTGTTTCCTCTCCATTATCAAAAATAAAAACAAAAACTATTTTCTTGCCTACTTTCTTAATCTTTACTTGAATAATCTTTGGCGCATCTTTCCCGTCTTGACCATCGCTACCGCGTAAGCCCTGCGGGCCCTTGGCTCCGGTTAATCCCGTAAGGCCGATGGCCCCGCGTAAACCTATACCTTGCTCGCCCTTTTCACCCTGCTTACCTTCCTCGCCCTGCCTACCTTTTTGTCCACGTAAGCCCCGCGAACCACGATCGCCCTTTTCGCCTTTTATCTCTAATTTATCTAACTCGCTTAACTGGTTAAACCGTAATCTTAAGGTGTCTTTTTCTTCTTTTGTAAGGTCGCTAAACTTAAGTTTTAATTCGTCGATATTTTTTGAATAAAGATCTTTTACTTGTGAAAAGACGCTTTCCTCAATGTCGGCCCACTCAATACTGCGCCCCGTCTTACCTCTTTGGCCTCTTGGCCCTCTAAGTTGAGAAATATCCGTTTCTGATAAATCATCAAAGGAAAGTTTTAATTCGCCTTTCTCTTGATCCGTTAAGTTTTCAAACTTTAGAGATATATCTTTTTTTATTAAGTTTATATGGTTTGAAATAAGATCTTTTATTTCTGTTCGGTTTTCTTCAAAGCTAAAAGGCTGGCCGTCCTCGCCCCTAATTCCTCTAAAGCCCCTAGGGCCGCGCGAACCACGGTCGCCTCGAATGTCGTGAATTGCCTTAAATTTTTTCTCAATAAGAGAATTAACTAAAGCAATAACAAGTAACTTATTCATTTAACCTACTGCGTATGTAACGAGTTTAGTTAGTAATTATTTCTTGTATTGCGTCGTCTGCTTTGTTGCTATCTACTTGTTTATTAATTTGCGAGTCGATAATTTCATTTTGCCTAGAAACCGGCGATAAATTATTGCTTGCAATATAATACTCGTCGCCGCCGCTATAAGGCTGCATACCCTCTTCTATTCTAATTTCGTTTGGAGTCATGGCAGCGGATCCCATCATATTTTTATGGAATTCACTTCTCGTTTTCATGTCGCCACGAAAAATTGCACTCATTTTAAAGTTAGAATGATTGCCACCAAATTGCTTATTTAAAAGCTTGATATCAATTTCTTGCTCTATATTTCTGGCCCACGCGTCCAGTGTATCGACCGCTACCCTTAAATTATCATGTTCAATATTATTGTAAGTTGACGTGTCTTGATCGTATAGCTTTGACGGTGGCACTCTTAAAAACCTAGCTATCTCGATAACACTAAACTTTCTACTTTCTAAAAACTGTAGAACATTTGGATCATGTGAAATTGGCTTAAATGTAGCGCCACCTTCCAGTACCGCCGTGCCGCCTGTTTTTCTGCCGCCGTGATTTCGCTGCCAACCTTCTTTTAGCTTTAATGCGGCCTCTTCTGTTAAGGATCCCTCGACCTCAATTACTCCACTTGGTAAGCCGCCATTTGCAAATAAGGCATTGGCAAATTTGTCACCACCACTAGATATACCTAGTGTTTCTCTGGCATAAGCCAATAGGCCTTGGCCCATTATCCCGTCTTTAGTATGGAAGTTTCTAACGTGAAAAATATCCTCGGGATAAAGTATTGCGTCACCTCGACCGTCGTAAGCGCCATCGGAAACTCTGTAATAAAGCTTTCCCTCTGCATTTCTTAAGACCGAAATTTTTTCGCTTGGCAAAATCCATAGGTTTTTTATTCTACCGTCTAAAGTCTTTTCAATTTCTGCATAACTATTGCCCTTATGTAATGCGACTTGCATCATATAAAGCCAAAACATAAAGGCGCTCATTTCAGGATTTGGAGTCAAGCTTATAGTTTGAAGAATGTTTTTGGGATTAACAGGCTCGTTTTTTAAGTTCTTTATCTCAATTGGTAACTTGGCTATTTGAGTCGATACATAAATAATACCACTATAGTAAGCGCTAACCTCCATGGCCGTTTCATCGGAAATGAAGGTACCGCCGCTATTATAGAAATAAGACCTCGGCGCACTCGGCGCTTGTGGCGTATGTACCCTATTAAAAGATTTAAAGAAACTCACGGCATTACCTCGAAAATTGTTATTCTTTATTTTCTTCTAATTCAGGCTTTTCTACTACCTTATTTTTTGACTTTCTTGAGCGATTTGGTTTTAAAACCTCGCCTACTTCTTTTTCTTCTTTCTTTTCGACCTTAAAACGAGGATCGTGCAAAGCGTCTTTTGGATCGCCCATTTCACAACCTCTTTTTAGCCATCTATCAACGGTGCCCGCTGTCTTTACTAAAAGGTAAGTTTTCCCGCCCTCGTAAGTTATGCCCTCGGCCGTCATAGTCCTAACGAAAAAGATTGCTGCCTTTTCATTTTTGTTATCCATTATCTTTTACCTTGAGTTTATAAAAGGGCCTTTCGGCCCAATTAATTAAAGTGATACGCTATAAGCTGGCTTTTGTCTCATTTCGCAAACTTCATAAATCGCACTGCCTGTTACGGCTCGAGCCGCAATTACAACCGAAATATGAGTAAAGTCTAGGTCACGATCCATGTCCTCGCCTAAAACCTCGACAACCATAAGGCCTGCGGCCCCATTAAAGTCGGCGTCTACAATATTGGCAGCTAGTACCGATTGCTCTTTTCTAGTAAATTCAGTATTTCCGTCAATCTTAACGAAGTAACTTCTTTTTACAAGTAAGTCTTTCGAGGTGCCCGCTGCCGCTGCGTCATGTTGACGAAAAGTTAAGTCAAGATCACTTGCATGCGACGGAACATAAAGAACCATAGAAACTCTATCGCCTTTTCCCATGTCAATTCTAGCCGACTCGCCGCCCGCCGTAAGATCGCCGTTAAAAGCTAACTTGATCCCGTTTTTTTCTGCTAAATAAGCTTCCATTATATACTCCTATTTTTTAGTAAAAGAATTAAGCGCCACCCGTAGGTAGCGCCGATTTATTAAGCGCGGTCGTCAAGTGTAACAAAGGCACTCATTTCATAATTGCCGTATTCAGTAACCACCGGCGACTTAAATGGAATTAAGCCCGCTGCTCTAAAACGAAACTTAAAAACAGAAATGTCATAATCAAAAAGTACGTGTGTTGATACGGCCTCTTCGATCCCTGTAGTTTTGATAGCTGACATATAGTAGTTAAGATCTACTAGAGATAAATCTCCACGATCGCCTAACGACTTAACGCCTCCCATCATGTACATAATTGGATACCCCATTAGGCTGTCAAATTGTGAACTTGCAGCGTTTCCAAATTGCGCACCATTAATATAGATAAAGTTTCCGTTATCATCTTTCAATTGACGCAATTGCTCTTTTACATTTGGGTGTGCAATCCAAACTGGTTGACGTCCCATAAAACGAGCTTCCATTTTTACAAGGTTTTTGTAAACAATAGTGTCAGCCACTTGTCCCGCTTCCTTTGGTACTGAAATAGTAAAGCTAGAATTTAACCAACCTTGAGGCTTGCCAACACCGTCGCCGCCAATGATTGCATTGTTTAATTTTGCAATAATTGCTTGTGGTGCTTTCTTTCTAACAAAGGCACCAAGCGCAGGCGCGTCCTCTAGTAACTCGTCTGTAGCTTTAACATAAGCTGTTAGCTTATGAAGTTTAAGCTCGGCGTTTCCAAATTGCTCTTTTGACTCTCTAAGTTGACGAGCCTCGCCCTCCCAATAAGCCACTACACCGGCCGAGTTATCCCATGGCGCAGTTTCGTTTGTTGGCAAAACAAGTCTATTTGATGAAGTCGTATAAAGGTCAGTTCTGCTTAGAAGTGACTCGTCACCCTGAACTTTCTCTTTAATTTCTGCGCGAAAATCCTCTGGAATTAAAAAACCACCGTCCTCGCCACTAGCTTCAACATGCTCAGCACGTAGTCTAGGATCTACCTGATTTGATCCCCCTGCGGCCTTTCTAACTGTCATATAAAATTCGCCCGATGATTTAAAACCACCTGTAGCATGATTATTTGGCTTACTAACTACAACTTGACCGGCTGGCACTTTGCTTGAAATTGTCGGGGAAACTTTGCGAGTGCTTGTTTCAACACTTGCCTTGATCGCCTCAACTTTTTCTGCCGTTTCAACCTTTGCTTTTAATTCTTCAAACTCACCATGTAGACCATTTACTGCCTCAATTTGTTCGTTTGAAAGATTACCCATGTCCAAAACCTCTAGCTCTGCAACAATCTGAGCAATCCTTTCTCTCATTTGTACTGGATTCATTGTATTCTCCTTTTATGTATCCAAAAAAATTATCAAAGATTCGCTACGCGTTTAACGAGCTAAAAAATCTTTTACGTTATTTCTAAATTCGTTAATCTTATTATTGACCATTTCTTGACCGCTTGCCAATTGTGGTTTGTCTTTTATCCAAAAAGCATTATTTAATGATGCTGCCATGTCAACACTCTCGTCGCTTGCCATTTTTCTCTGAGCAAAGCCCATGTCAATTGCTTGATCTGCATCAAACCACGTTGTCTCTGCAATCATTTTTCTTAACTCTGGCCGACTTAGGTTTGTGTTGCGCTCATAAATTCCTAATATTTGTTCTTCGACGTCATTTAAACGATCAATCGTTTCCTCTAAGTCTTTAGAGTCACCCTGCGCCATTGTCCAAGGCTTATGAATCATCATTAAGGCACCCTCGCCCATTACAATTTCATCGCCCGCCAAGGCAATTACGCTTGCAATTGATGCTGCAAGGCCGTCTATATAAACAGTAACCTTAGCTTTATGTTGCTTTAGCCTGTTATAAATAGTCATTCCGTCAAAAACGTCGCCGCCGCCGCTGTTAAGTCTTACGTCAATCTGATTAACCGAACTTGGTAGCCCCGTTAACTCCTGATTAAAACTTTTAGCACTTACCGAGTCGTCCCACATTGAGTCGCCAATTGAGCTATAAATAGCAATCTCGGCACGAGTAGCCGTTTTGCACTCAATAGAAAAAGCCTTTTTGTCTTGTGTTTTTATTAGTGTCATTTTTTACCTCAATCTAATTGTATTAAAATTTTTACAAATTTGGCATTAAATTACAATTAGTCCTCTTGTTTCGTAAGGACTACGCTTTTCCTCTTCCTCAATCCACATAGCTATGGCCATAATAACGGCCACGGCCAAGTCAATTTTAAGCTTATCATTATCCTTTCTAGGAAAGACATTATCGTTTGCGTCGCGCTTTGCTACCACATTACTTAAGCACCACCTTAAAACAGGATTACCATTGTGCCTAATCTTGCCCTGCAACATTAACTCTAATAGCTTTTTCATGGGCTCGCTCAAATTGGCCACTGTCATTCTGAACTCGACCATTTCGACGCCCTTACCACCTAATCTTTGACTAAACTCCCTTGCCGACCATGGATCAAAAGGAACCCCGAGCGCTTTAAACATTTTAATTTTACTAAAAAAATACTCTCCCAAATATTCCATGTTTACAACCTCGCCCGCCGTTGCTGTAAGCCACTTGTCCTCAACCCAACCGGCATAAGAGTCATTTACTCCCTCAATTACTTTTTGTTCCGGTATGAAAGAGTCGCAAAATATATTGTAAATACCGTCGTCGTCTTTAAATATATAACTAAACCCTGTTAAGTCGACCGTGTTGGCAAGATCCACGCCCGAAAAACACTTTTCGCCTAAAAAATCATTTATGTCTAAATCCTTATTCTCGCAAGCGTCCCACTTATCCATGTCAAAATAAGGATTAAGAGCATTGAGCCATTTGTTTAAATGCTTTACTAAAAAGTTAGCAAGTGAGTCGGGCGAGTTTTTTGCTTTTATGGCTTTTGCTTCAAAGTTTTCAGGATCTACCGAAACCCCCCAATTAGGATTTACCTTGGCCCATACTTTAGGATCAAAGGGCTCGTCGTCCTCGTCGGGTGTCGAGACAAAACTAAAAAATGTTTCGTCTGAAACCTCCCCGCTTGCTATCCTCTTGGCGTATGCACTTTGTGCATAACCTATACCGCTTGTGTCAAAGCCTGCCGTCGTTATCACAAACAAAAGTGAATCGGGCCGCTTACTCATAGCCGAATCTATGACGTCAAAAACTTTTCTATTTCTGTGAGCATGCAACTCGTCAATAAGTGCGCAAGCTGGCTGTAAGCCGTCAAGCGTGTTTGAATCGGCACTAAGTGCCTTAAAAAATGAATTACTTTTATCGTGTATAATCTTATTCGCTAAAACTCTCGTGCCCGTTCCGTTTAAAAAACTCTTGTTTGCGTTTGCCATTGCCCTTGCACTATCCAAGACAATACGCGCTTGATCCCTACCCGTCGCGGCGCTATATATCTCATTTCCTTTTGGTTTCTCTAGCGCCAAGTGATAAAGCCCGACTTGCGAGGCCATTGCCGACTTACCATTTCCTCTTGGTATTTCGACGTGTGCCGTTCTAAATCTACGGTGGCCCGTGCCCTTATTAACCCAACCGTAAACATTAAGGAAAATGAAGCATTGCCAAGGCTCAAATTTAATGTGAGGCGTCGCCCATTCCCGTTTAACGTGCTTAAATCTTTGTGTCAGTCTTAAAAATCTTTCTGATCTTTCAAGGTCTAAATAAAAACGCCACCCTCCATTTCTCTCTGACCTAAGATCGTCAAAATATCTCTCGCAAGCGTGATAAACCGAGGTGGCCACTGGTAACTCGTCATTGACAACACTTTGAGCATATTCATGACCAATAAAAGAAAAAGGATATTTGGCGCTATCAATCTTAATCATTTAATCCATTCGTTATCGTCTTGTGGATCCGTTAAGTTAACGTCCTTATTTAAAAGGATACCAAGTAAACGCGAATATTGTCTTATTTCTGCAAGTACCTTGGCCCTTTCTGTTACCTCGGGCACCGTCTTGCGTTGCTCGCCATAGCGCCCACTAGAGAAATAGCTAAATCCGTCCTCTTGAATTATCTGCGTCATACGGTCATACTCTAAATAGAGAGTACATAAGATTTCTAAATTCTTAAGATGATACTCTGCAAAGTTATCTCGATTCGCAACACTTGGTAACAATCTGCGCCAATATACTGTAAATTCGGGATTTTTCTTTATAGGGCATTTATACTTTTTCAACAATTCTTTATCATCTAATTGCATTTGGTGGCGATCCTGACTAAAAGTTATTAATGCTGTCATATTAGGTTTAACTGGTGAACCGAGTCAAACACTATAGTTCATGAAAATTCGGC